ATATGAGAAAAACTCTAAGTGTATCAGGACTTTTGCAAGCTATGAAGAGAGCGATGGACTGTTCAGTGATCGTAACGTTTTTCCTACTGGTTGTATTGTAAAAATGGAGAAGATATTATTATGATTCTAAGTTGGGTTCTTCGAGTAAGTCTTGCGCTGTTTCTTCTTTGGTTTCTGTTTCATCTTCCGGCTCTGACAATTGCTCTAATTGCAATTGTGGTTTAATATCTGTGGATTCACCATCAATTATTTTTGAATGGTCTGTTACAATCTTTTCTAACTTAGCCATGAGTTGATCTCTGTCTAGTTCATCTATCTTACCAGTCTTAATCATCTTTCTGTCAATGTAATATCCGGCTACCTTTCCTCTGGCTACTTCCATGTTGCCAGCAGCAGAGAACGCACCTTTCTTTAACGCCTGATCACGTATTTTGGAAAGCTGCTCAAGATGCCTGTCCATAGTCACAGCGTACTTCTTTCTGGCTTCTTCACGCAGCTCACCAATGTATCTAACTACAAGAGGGTATAGTTGGGGATTAGTAAGTTTTGACGAAGCGACTCTTGCTGCAAGGTCTGACGTTGGGCCGTAGCCAGCTTCCTTTGCACACTCCCAAGCATCTCTGCTTCCATCGTTGTACACCAAAAGCTCAGCGAATTTTTTCTGCTTTTCAGTCAATCTTTTTGATAATCCCATATTTGACTTTTAACCTAACATTTTGTAAAAGGCAATATCTAGTATGTACGTTAAACACTTACAACAATATCTTGACAAATTTACAGATGGTACTAAAGGCAATGCTGTGAGTAATGCCACTATCTATATGGATGATGGCACTGGAAAAATTTTCCCGATTGGGAGGATTGAAGTTCAGGAATCTAATCTGATTGGTTCTCAATCTGTTAGAGTTGTAATCAAACCTGATCGAAACGATAACGTACCAAACCTGAAAAAATTTCGTCTCACATAAGCACCTGTTAGGGTGAATATTAATGAAACCTGAGACTAAATTTTGGCATGAAATTAAAAAAAATACTAAGCAAATTTCCTGGACTAGACTTGAAAATCTTAGCGCTTTTGGTACTCCCGATCTATTGGGTTATAATACTAATAGCCACTTTTTCACTGTAGAGCTGAAGGTAACAAAGGCTAACAAGATCAAATTCTCACCCCATCAAATTGCGTTTCACGTGAAACATCCTGACAATACTTTTGTCTTAGTTTCTCGCCTCACGGCTGGAGGCTCAAAACTTTTTGAGAAGGACCAAGTATATCTGTACAGAGGTAAAAGGATACAAGAGCTTGTTGCTTGCGGCTTGTCGCTTGATGCTTGTCGCTCAGGGCTTGATGATTGTATCAACCATCTCGAACGGCTTGGTGCTTGATGCTTGCTGCTTGTCGCTTGGTGATTCAGGAGCTTGCTGCTTGTCGCTTGCTGCTTCTGGGCCCGGACCAGGGCGAACGCTAGTGTGAACCCCGTCGGGTTGCTCTTTGCTAATTGCCCGGTCCGATTTATTACGCTTACGTAATTCTTTATAATAATTTGGATGTCTAAATACCATTTTAATGTTTGCCGTAACTTACTACTTTTATTTCTGGATTCCAACACATTCTACAGCTGCCACACTTGCCGCCCTGCTTTGGCGCCGGGCAGCTCGCGCCAGTCTCTACAACCATTGAAGAGTTGGGCCAGCTGTCCACCCGCTGCCCCATCATTGGCGGGCTGAACCTGATCACCAGGTTAGCCGGTTTCCTGTCCAGCTCGTCTTTGATCCAAGCTTCTCTGGTTGGTAACCAGTGATTCGTATCAGGTGTTGCTTCACAAATTTTATATATACTGTTGAGATGGTCCAGGTTCTGGACGTCCCCGGCGTCATGCCATCTAAAATATTTTTGACGTTTTATGACAGTGATCATTGCTTCAACCCATTGCGGGTCCTTCATGGCCTCCAGCCTCCTGTATTGAGCGTCTTTAATTGCTTTATATCTGGTATAGTTACCCTTCAGAGCATAGCACATGCTGCAGACGCTGCCTTTAATCTTTCTAAGCTTTGATCCTGTTTTACACTCCCACGCTGGAAGACTGTAGCTCAGGCCGGGCATCTTGCTTGTTCTGGTAAAGCTGTCTGTAATTTTTAAAGCTTCTTTAACTTTCATAATTTACTCCTATAATATCCCATACTAACACATCCAGAGCCGGCTGTCAAGCCTGCTTGCCGCTTGCTGCTTGCCGCTTGTAGCTCGGGTTTTTAATTTTTTCGATCCCCAGCATTCGCAGCTGCTTGCCGCTCAAGGTCCGGCCTTTGTTAATGTTTAGAAAACTTTCAGGCCGCATCACATGCCCATCGCTGTTCCGGTATAAAAAACTGTATTTACTTTCTTTCATCCTGTCTCCTATATAATCTCATATGATTAATTGTCAAGCTTGCTGCTTGAAGCTTGTAGCTCGACCAGCGGGATTGAAGCCCAGCGGCAATTGTTTACCGGTGCACCAGGGCTTAAACCTGTATCCAGGGCCCACTGATCCCAGGTCCTAACTCAACAACTAGTATCATAGGTTAGGACCAGGGATTAGCACCCTGTAAAGACAGCAACAAGTTGCGGTGTGATACAGGGTCTTAACCCACTTGTTTGAGTTTAACGACGTCGGAACAAGTAAACAGACGCAATAAACGTTTATATAAATAGTGGTAAATCTATTTATATAATATCCTATATAATCTCATTGACAATAAAGTCAAGATGATATAAAACTTTTTTTAATTTTAATTAACAAGAAAGGTAAAAATGCAAAAACAAAAAAGACAAACTCTTAACCAAGAAAAAAGAAATACAATCGCAAATGTATTTCAATCACATTGGGAAAGAGAAGATAGCCCAGTAATGCAAAAGTATTATGAGGCAAAAGAAACTTACAATCAAATAAGAGAACAGATGAAATCTGTTGTTGAAACTATTGTAAGAAAATATCAACCAACAGAAGATGTTGAAACTATTAGAGCCATGAATAAAAAATATGGTTCTAGTGGTGGCGAACTCTACCATGATAATTGTTTTAGATTTAGATATAATTATCAAAAAGTAGATGATGAGGGTAATGTCCATGATGAATATGATAATGCTGATGTAAATTTCAGTTTAGATGATGTTCGTTCTTTTGGTTATGCTTATTATCGTGATGAGATAAAAGCAAAAGGACATGACGCTGATTTTAAATATCGTTGGAGTGATGAAAAAAGAAATCCTAGATACTATGAACAAGAAGAAAACATAGACAAGTTTTTAGGTTTTCGTAATTCTTCAAATGAAGATAAAGGTCAAGCAATCAAACCTAACGCCGAGTGGGAAAATGATTTTAAACTTTGGGTCATTGGAACTTCTTATTGTCATACAAGACAATTTATAGTTAATGAAACTGAGTATAAAATCTTAAACACTTATAATGTTGCTAGAGATAATGTTATCATGGCACATGAAAAAATCTTTGAATACACAAATGAGAAGATGAAGAAATTAAGATTAGGTTTAAAATCTTATAGATACTTTGACCAAGCAAAAGAACTAGCCGACAAACTTGGAGTACCTTTAAACGAAAGTGTTTTAAATGAAAGTAGTAGTTTAGCATTATCAGTTTATAGTCCAAGTAATTTGGCAAGTCTTTTGGAAGATAAGGTTGAAATGACTAGAGAAGAAAAAATCGCTATGTTTAGACAATCTCAACAATCTGTTAATTAAACACTTGACTATGGGAGTGTCCTATGCGATACTCCCATATTAACAGAAAGGAAAAAATGACAAAAACATTCTACATAACTTATTGGGCTGAAAAGCACAAAAAACACATAACAAGACAAGGTAAGCATGACGAGAAGTCAAGATATGGCGTTGCTAAAAATGGAACACCTTATTATGTTTATTATGATTTAGACGCACATGGATATAGAACTGCGACTACATCATGGAAAGTGAGGCATTAAATGGCTGAGCAAGGAACATTGCATTTTGAAGTAATAGATAAAAATAAACAAAAGGCTCATGAAGAAAGAACTGAAATGAAAAGTGAACTCATAGAGTTTATAGAAAAATCAAACTCTTATGATTTACAAAAAATGTATGAGCAAATGCGTAAGCTTATAAAGGGGGACAGATGAGTGACTTTCAATGGTGCCATGGACCTAAGTGCCATGAACGTGTTACAACAGACCGAGTGCGAGGCGTAAAAGGAAATAAAGTTTTAAGAACTCGTAAGATTAAAGCTACGAAATGGAACGATGGAAATTGTTGGTCCCACTTTTGTAGTCAAGGTTGTTGGAACGATTTTATGTATGCACATTGGGACCAATTCATAAGACTACACCCTAGAACCGAGTGCCTTGAAACTCCAATCGAAGACCCTAAGAAAGTAGAACACGAGGGGTGGGGTGGTAGAACATATTTCAATACAGAAATAACTAAAAAAGAAGTTGACAATTCTGTAGACAATAGTGTAGGATAATCCTAATTAACAGAAAGGAAAATATGACAACAATAAATACAACAGCAGATCAATTTAAAATAATCACAGACTCAAAAGATGAGCCGGACTTAAAAGCCGCTCAAGACTTTGTTGGTGGTAATGTAGAGGGTATTACATTTCCTAACGGTGATTATCTTATAGTAAATGAAGAGGGTAAGTTAATGGGTCTACCATTAAATCCGGAGGGCACAGCCTTATGGCGTGCAACATTTACTAAAGATAAATATGCATTTGGTTATGATGATTGGGTCAGTGGACCTGCAATCTTGATCAAACAAAAGGCGCTCAAACGTTGGGCGTAACCTTTCTGCTCTTGGCCCGGTCTGTAGGATAACAGCGGGCCGAGGGGTCCCAATCCATTTTAATAATTAAAACATTTTTTAATAAAGCAATCCCTTTTACAAAAAAAGGGGTCCCACTACTTTAGGTTGTAAAGCTTGATTTAGACATTTATAGATGGTATTTTCATTTTACATCTGAAATAAGATGCCAAAAAAATTATAAAAAATTTTTTTCAAATGAAGATAGATATAAACGACCCTGGAAAGATATTAGATATAGCTTCTAAGTTACCACCCGATGTAGCTAAAGAGTTTACTAAAACATATTTTAAAATTCAAGAACTGGATAAGAAGGGAAAAATAAAAAAAGACTTCATGTCTTTTGTTAAACATGTTTGGCCTGACTTTATAGAAGGATCACATCACAGACGAATTGCAAATATATTTAACAGAATTGCAGAAGGTAAACTAAAACGACTAATTATAAATATGCCACCAAGACATACTAAGTCTGAGTTTGCATCATTCTTGTTTCCAGCATGGATGGTGGGTCGTAATCCTAAATTAAAAATTATTCAATCAACTAATACAACAGAATTATCTGTAAGGTTTGGTCGTAAAGCAAAACAACTTATGGACGACCCTCTGTATAAAGAAGTCTTTGATACTAGACTAAGAGAAGATTCACAAGCTGCTGGTAAATGGGAAACAGAACAAGGTGGTGAGTATTATGCTGCGGGTGTTGGATCAGCAATCACAGGTCGTGGTGCTGACCTTTTAATTATTGATGACCCACATACTGAACAAGACGCACTAAACTCACAAGCTCTCGAGAGAACATTCGAGTGGTATTCTTCTGGTCCACGTCAACGTCTACAACCAGGTGGTACAATCATTCTGGTAATGACAAGATGGAATCAAAAAGATTTGACCGGTAGATTATTATCTGCACAATCAGAACCGAAAGCTGACAAATGGGAAGTCGTAGAGTTTCCAGCAATCATGCCATCAGGTAAACCTGTTTGGCCTGAGTATTGGAAGATAGAAGATTTAGAATCTGTCAAAGCTAGTATTCCTCTAACCAAATGGAACGCGCAGTACATGCAAGATCCAACGTCAGAAGAAGGAGCAATCATCAAAAGAGAATGGTGGGTAGACTGGGAAAAAGATTATG